GAATTCTCTCTCACATGCACCAGTTCCATTTGTAAATGGAGTGTCACCAATGTGGATAACATTTTGTTGAGCAATATTAGGATCAACTCTGTAAAATCTGTTGATGTACTTAGGGTTAATGATCTTAGATTTATTAGATTCTAAGTAACCACCATGTGAACCAACTTTATCTTTCTCATACAAAGAACCTGAAGCCAAGATTAATGGGCAACATCCTGTAGGAGCTGAATTAGTATTTTGTACTTCCCATGTTTTTGGATCAACAAAAGCAAACTGACCAGTTGCTAAAATGTTTCCTGGAGTACCTAATTGACCTTGACCAAGGTCTGTGAAACCATCTGTTCCAACAAAAGCCTTTTGAAAGGCATGATTAAAATAAGCCATAATTTTTGTTTTTTAATTTATAAACATATATATAATATACTAAAACTATTTGTTTTAGCAAAATTATTTTAAAAATAATAGTTTGTATTTAGCTGAGTTAAGTGTGTCTTTAACAGTATCTAAAGAATTTACTATCTCTGAGTAAGGCATCTTAGCTTGTAATCCAGATACCATAGCAGTAATGTCTCTGATGTATGCTAAAGCATCTGCTGGTGTTGCTAATGTTCTTGGAGATACATCAGCACATTGTAATAATATTTCAGCTGCACCTTGATATCCTTCTGCTAAGTCATCTGCATGTCCTGGTAAGGCATCATATAATTCATTTAATGCTTTGTGGGCAGCATATGATCCTGCACCTGATACTTTCAAGTGCAATTTATGAAAGCTAGTTGCAGCATTCATTAATTCACTTACACATGCAGCTACCATAGAATCTACTGATCCCCCAGATGGAACTGAGTAAGATGCTGCAGATGTTGATGCTTCTCTTTTTAATAATTTTGGTCTTTCCATTTTTTATAAATATTAATTGTTTCTTTCTGCAGTCTCTGTTCCTCTAGAGAATTGATTACCTGATTCTATATCTCCAGCTAACACACTTGCAGCTTCATCAATAAGTAATTCAACTATATCATCTTTAAATTCACATTCTACATTAGTTGTTGTTTGTACTCCTGTATATGGGTCAACACACCCTTGTACTTCAATACGTACCGGTTGTCTATAATATGTTAATGCACCAGAGGTAATATCAAAATCATTATTTGTATACACATTAACCTTATTGCTTTTTAATGTAGCAAATGTTTCTGCCCATTCAAAACTAGGTTTCTTAGCATTGTCAAATAATAACTGATTTAAGTTACCCTCCTCAGCAAGATACACAGACATTCTTCTGTCATCACAACATCCTTTCTTAGCAGTAATATCTACACGTTTCCACTGTAGGTAATTATCTGGTAAGTCAGCATAAGATGATATTTCAGATTTAACAAATGGTATATTAATAGTGCCCAGTAATAATTGTAAATCATCTATTCTTCTAGTTGATTGCTCATCACCTTCTTTCACAATATTAATACCATGAAGCTGTCTTCTGACCCACTCTACTTGAGATTTATTAAATGCCTCAACTACTTGCCAACATTCAAGGTTGTCATAGTCTTGGCTATCTAATTTGTTTAGCCTTTGCTTTACTTTTATTATTAATACACTATTTTGCATGTGTTATCCTTTTACACGTTTAAGTCTTGGGTTAGCAGCTTTAGCTTTAGCACTAGCTTTTCTAGTTGATGATGCTAATATAGCTCCAGCAGCTTTTTTACTAATTCCTTGTTTAGCAGCAATCTTAGATTGTACAGCTTTAAAACCTGGATGTACTGAACCACCTTTAGCCATTTTATTAGCACGGGCTTTATTCATTTTTGCACCAGCAATTCTATCTGCTTGTGATTTACCAGGATTATTATCTATACCAGCTATAATAGATAGAATACCAAATGGACTACTACCACCTTCTTTCATGGTAGGTCTTTCAGGTACACATGTACCTGAAGCTGATCTTACTTTAGTATTTTTGCAAGATGTTTTAACTGATCTTGATGCCATGACTATTTCTTTTTAGGTTTAATAGTAGTTACTACTTTTTGTTTTTTTGCTTTATTTATTGAAGCATTTACAATACCTGCAATTGGAACTGCAGCTGCTGTTCCTGCAGCAATCTTAAAAGCTTTTTTATCAGTTTTATTGCTAGCATTTACTAATTTAGCATGATGCCTATCTATAAGTACTTTTTTACCAACTTCAGAATTAATTTTTTTAGCAACTGGTTTTACTGTTCTATTAACAGATCTAACAACTACTTTAGGACTTTTAGTAATAGTCTTAACAGCAGGTTTGCTGTACCCCATAGCTGACTTTGTTGCATTAATAATTGGTTTAGCAAATTTACCAATTGTTTTTACAAGTGTCCCTAGTTGTGCTTTAGGTAAAACCTTTTTAACTGTTTTATTTTTGGTAACTTTTGCCATGACTATTTCTTTTTAAAATTAGACAATGACTTCATTACTACTGCTTTTCTAGCTTCATCAGCTTTTCTGAATGTAGTAATAGGGTGTTCTTTTTTTAATGTACCACCTTTTCTACCAAATCCCATTTGACCAGAAGTACCCATATTTTCTTGAGGAATACCATACATTTCAACAGGTGCTTTTTTAACTGCAGACCCACCAAGTTTCATTTTCTTCATTGTGCCACCACATTTAGCACATCCTAACTTTTTCATAATATATAAATTTAACAATTCCACTTTTTTAAAGAAAGAGCCTTTCTAGTAGGTCTTCCTTTTTCATCTTTCATTGGTCCTTTTACTCCAGACATTCTAGCACAGAATGACTTTCTCCTTTTAGCATCTTTGCTATCAGGATCAAGTTTAGATGGTTTAGTTGTAACTGCCATCTTTAATTTAGAACCAGGATTAGCTTTTCTATAAGAAGCTACTCCTTTAGCATTTAATCCTCCAGTTTTATTTTTACCTTCAGATCTTGTCCAAGCTGGTGTCTTTGCCATTATTTTTTCTTTTTAGGTCTAAGATCAGTTGTTTTAGTAGAACCTTTTTTCAAGTCACTAATTGTTTGATTAACATTAGCTCTTGGTACTTTAGTTACTTTTACTACAGGTTTACCTTTCTTTAAAATAATAGGACCTGCATGATCCATAGATATATTTGGTTTAGTAATAAGATCAAAAGTTTTTTTACCTTTTGAGTAACCTGCTGTATCTAAAGTTTGAACAGTATATCTTGGACCACCTGGCATAGTTTTTTTCTCAGGTGTACCACGTACTATTTTCCCTTTAGGTGTTATAATAACTCCACCTCCAGTTTGAGCTTTAGGTAAACTCTTAGGTTTCTTACCAGCTTTCTTCATTGCTATTGCAGTTGCTGCTTGTTGTGCTCTTGTCTTTGCCATTGTATTACCTTTATATTTATAATCAGGATTATCTTTATGCCACTTTTTAGTAGCAGCAACTCCCTGTTTAATTGTTTTAGCTCTTCCTTTTGCAGTAAGATCTATTGTATCCCACTGACCTTTATCCTTAGTAGGATGGTTAACCATTATATGACCAACTTTTCCTTCACCAGTTTTTGTAGTCTTTTTATAAACTACATGCTTTTCATTACCTGCAGTAACTTTAACTTTTTTTGTTTTTAGAGTTGCCATAGTTATGCTTTTTTAACTCTGTTACCCATACCTACTTTAGACTTCTCAGCTTTCTTAGCAGCTAGTTTAGAAGGGGTAAGTTCATACTTAGTCTTTGGTGTATCCTTAGATACTTTCTTAGTAGGCCGGCAGTATTCATTTTTACCACCGGCTCCACAAGCTTTTCCAGATTTTGTATCTTGCCATTTTTCTGCTTGCCATCTTTTTAGCTTAGTACCTTCTTCAGTTTTTCTTACAGTACCAGAAGCTTTACGGCATTTTGCAATTGCCTGTGAAGCTCTAGCTGATGGAAACACAGCATAAGAAGATTTTACTTTACTATAACATGCATCTTTTGGCATAACTATTTCTTTTTAGGTTTTGTCTTTTTAACAACACCACCTTTTTTCATATACATTTTACTTTCTGTTCTTTTTATTTTTGCTTCAAGTTCAGCAGCTCTTTCAGTATCACCTCTACCAAAAGCTCTACCAACTCTTCTTTCTCTACTTTCATTAACAGCACCTCTAATCTTATTAATTAAACCACCTTTAGGTTCTGGTTTTTTAATAGTACTAGAACTTGGCGTTGAGGAAGCTGGAGAAGTTGATGTAGTTTTTGAAGGTGCCGGAGACAAAATAGCTTTTGGTGCTTCAACTGTTGGTACAGTTTTTAATGGAATTGTTCCTACTTCTTCTTTTGTAGTACTTGCTGTTGTATTATCAACTTTAGGAGTTTCTGATACTTGAGCAGGTTTAGGAGTAACAGGTTTTGGTTTTACTGTATTAGTAGACTTTTTAACTTCTGTTTTTTTAGGTAAATCCACTGTTGTAAACGCTTTAGTTTTAGGATCAAATCCAAACCATTTATCTGAAGCTGATCTTCCCCATTTGTCCTTTACTCCTGCATATTTTTTAACTGTGTCTTTTTTAGCAGCTTCTTTTTTAGCAAGTTCATTTTTTAAAGCCTGACTTTTAGCAGCTTGATTTTTAGCAGCGTCTGCTTTAGCTTTTTTTGCTGCATCATCTTTAGCTTTTTTAGCAGCGTCATCTTTAGTTTTAGCAAGTGCAGTAGCTTTATTTTTTTCTGATACTTTATCATATAAAGCTTTTCCTGCTAATGCAATAGCAGTACCAATTATTGCTCTTTTACCTACTTTTTTAAATCTTGTCAAATCAGTTTTAAAAAAAGCTTTAGGTGCTGTTACATTTTTTCTTCCACTTTTAGGTAAATCCATACCGCTAGCTTTAGCTTTTTCAGTTGTCTTTTTTAAAAGTTTATTAGCACCTTCAGTAACAGTTTTACTAGTTTTAGATAACTCATCTGCACCTAATGGTTTATATCTTTTAGATGCAGCATTTTCTAATTGAGATAAAGTCATTTTTTGATTAGATAACTTTTGAGATCTCATACCTGCAGCTTTACCAGGAGCATTTCCTTTTGTTACACCTGCTCTAGTTCTTGTAGATTGAGTTTGTGTAATAGGTTTTTTTTGAGCATATTTTGCAGCTGTACCTGGTGTATTTCCTTTAGATACTCCAGCTCTAGTTCTTGGTGTACTAGATTGAGTAACTGGTTTCTTAATTCCTCCAGGATTAATTCCATCTTTATTAGGTCCAATACCTGTAGGATTAATTCCTTTTGGATTAACTCTAGGTTTAGCTGGTGCTTTATATACTCCTTTTGGATTTATACCTTTTGGATTTGGGCCTTTAGATCTTGAGTTAGACTTGAATATCCCTTTTGGATTTATTTTACTTGCCATGATTATTAATTTAAAAGTTTATTAAATTAACATTTCTTACCTTTGCTTCCACCCATTTTCATTTTAGGTGCAGCTTGAGGTTTATTAACTTTACCGCATGATTTACCTGATGCAGATTTTAATGCATATACAGGAGCATTAGTACCACCTACTCTACCTGTTGCATTTTTTTGAACATTTACTTTTGCATTTGCCATAACTTATAATTTAAAAAAGAGTATACTAGCGGTTACTAGTATACCCTGAAGTTGTTTACATATTCCACACTTTTTCAACTTGTGTGTTTAAGTCTTTTAAAATATCCTCATTTAAAGGGTTTTTCAAGAACTCAATTACATCAGAAACATTTCTACCTAACAAGCTATTTGATTTAGCATGATAGATATAACCATCTGACTTATTAATAATATACTTAAAAAATATGGAATCTTTTACAATTGCTTTAATTTTTAATGTTTCCATATCTAAAGCTGCTGCATCTAAGAATCCTTTTGCTGCTCTTTCTTTATTACCTTCTGTACCTTCACCATTGATATGTCTATCCATGTTATCATAAATAACATCATTTGGTGTATGTTTTTTATACTGTACACTTGCTGTATCTACTGACTTAGCAATGTAAAATAATTTAGTACTGTTTTTATCAAACAATTTTTGTAACTCAGCAAGAGCTTTATTTTTAAGTTTTTTGTATTCAGTTTTGATACCACTTGTTTCAGTTACTTTATCTAAGTAAAATTTTGGTGGTACTGCTTTTGATCTAGCATCATCATAGCTTCTTGATACAAGTGAAAATCCACCTGCTTCAACAGCATATAATTTAATTCTATCATATGGATTAGTAGGGTCTAAATACACTGGTTCATTACCACATGACATGTTAATCTTATTCCAGAATTCTTTATTGTCTGGTCTTAATAGTTTAACATCATTCCAGAAAGTTGGGCTCTCAACATCTAATATGTTAGCTGCTAACTCTCTTTCTAATTCAGCAACAGCAATTCTAATCTGTTTTACTTTTGCTTCTCTTTGTTCTGTTGGTAATAATTTAATCTCAGGTGCAAATTCATTTAACCCTGTTACATATCTTATTACTCCATTTTGCTCTAGACATGCTAGTTGTTCAAAATGTTTAACTCCATCAAATAATGATTGACCATAATTTTCTAATCCCATATTTGACATTGAGTTGTCAAAGTAAGGCTTGATAGAGATCTTGTTGCTCTTGTTAGTATTAAATACTTCTACGTGTGTAAATTCCATTTTATGTTGGTTTTAAAATGTTTATAATTGTAAATATAATAAAAAAGGAGGAGACTGGCCCCTCCTTTTTTTGCTTTGACATATTAGAATGATCCACCTGTAATTGGGTTTCTCATAACAATTTTCAATACTTTAGTTGGATCTTTAACCCAAATAGCAGGCATTGTTTGAGACATCATTACACGGTAACCGTTGAATTGTCCTGAAGACTGGAATCCTTGAGATCTACCCATGTAGTCCATTGTTCCATTTTGGTACCACCATTTCAATTGATTATCCCAAGATAATTTCAACATGTAAATGTTGTCATTAGTATTATCTGTGATATCAAAAATAATGAATGAGTAAGAAGATAATGGGAAACCATCAATGATTGGGTTCTCAATATCATTAGTATGAACATTGTCAAATGCTGGGTTCAATACAAACTTAACATTAGCCAAGAATGGAATAACGTAAGATGTATAAGCAAATCCAAAGTTTAAGTCCATACCTTTACCAGTGATAGCACCGATATCAGCAGCTTGAATTAATAAACCTGAAGAAATAGCTTCTTGTTTAATAGCTTCATTAACCATTCTCATACCACCCATACCTGTTTGTACAACAAGTTGACGTTTAGGATCTGGTCCTTGGAACTCAACCTTACCATTGAAGAAGTTGTATAACTCTCCTCTGAATAAGTCTAAGTTAAAGTTGTTTTTGTTATAGATACGTTTGAAAGAGTTATCTAACTGTTTCCATAAACCTACAGATAATCTTACATCATCTGGTCCGTCTTGACGTACTCTACCACCATGACCCCACATTAAGTAAGTCTCAATATCAGATGCAATCTTAGTTAAGTGTGCAGCCTCCATATTAGTTAAGAAAGTTCTTGATAAATCACCATTATCAAATGCTTTTTTAACTGAGTCTTTACCCATTACTTTAACCATATCATCTAAAGATGAAATAGATGGATCTAATCCTTTTAAGTGTGATCTCCAGATTTCAGTTACAGGAACTGTACCATCTGCATTCATACCACCTTTAATCATTAAATCTGCTCTAGAAGAGATAGAGTAATGAACGTGTGCTTCAGCACCACCAACGTAGTTGTAGTACTCACGGAATCCTGTGTTAGTTTGGATGTCAGAGAATCTCTCACCATACTCACCTCTAGCAGAACCTTTACGGAATACTTTAGTACCATTAGCCAAGTAAGCATTATCAATGTACTTATAGTTATCATTGTTAACTAACTGTACTGTATAGATGAAACCATCACCAATAGGTAAGATATCATCAGCAGTAATGTACATCTCAACACCATTATACTTGTCATAAGTAATGATATCACCATGTCCAAACTCACGTTTATTCAACTTGATTTTGAAAGTAGTTCCTTCAATACCTTTAGCAGTATTACCTGGTTCAATATCTTCTACAATGTAAGGTAGATCAATAGATACTGGAGTTTGCCATTTGTACTCACCTCTTGCGTTATCCACATTGATAACATTTTTTCCACCAAAAGAAGACAACTGGTATAAAGGCATTTCAACTTTTTGAGCCATAGCCCATAAGTCTACTGGACCTAAATCCATTGGTTCTGCATCTTTTAGCATGTTTTGTAAATGGTATGAATCCACATGTGAACTAGCATTGTATGCCGTATCACGCAGGAATATACCATTATTTAATACTGGAGTTGCCATTTGTATTTGTTTATTTGTTTATATTGTTTATTAAAATCTTTTAAACATATTATTTGGTGTGCTTCTAGAAATAGTATTACCTGTTGTTTTTCTAGGAGCTTGTTTTTCTTCTGTTGATGATGATGAAGATAATTTTTTAGCCTCTTCAGTTTTCAACATTCTTACTGTTTTCTCAGTTGCAGCTTTAGTACCTTGGTCTTTAATCTTATTTTTATAACCATCTGGATCTGCAAGTAACCATAATGCTTCAGCAATAAGGTCATGTCTTGGTTCTACAAACTGATACTTCTCTAATAGGTGTCCTAATAAGTTTGTAGGTTTACCTGATATAGATGGATAAGATGGTTGCACTAATCCACTATATAACATATTCTGAACTTTTTTGTCAAGCTTGACACCATCAAGTTCCCCTACTGATAATACATTATACACATTATCCGTGTATTGTTTAGCAGCTTGTATTTGTTGCTCTTTTTTACTTTCCTGTTCTGCAAGTTTTCTAGATAAAATCTCTTCCTGCATTCTGTCTAATTTTGGTTTAAACTGTTTTGCTTTTTGCTCAAGTTTATCTACATCAGCCCAGTCCTCAATCTCTGCCTCAATCTCCTCTGGTGAACCAAAGTTAGTAGCATATAAGTATTGTCTTGCAATCTCAGCTTGATGATTCTCATCCTCTGGATCTAATTCAAATACTTCTTCTACTTGAGCAAGAGTTCTGAATAAACCTTTTAAGTCTTGTCCACCATCAGCAACATATTTAGCTGCAGCTTTTAACTCATCAGGTAAAGCATTAAAGAATTCTTTTGGCACATCCTCTTTAATCTTTCTTTCTTTCTCCTGAAAGTTAGCTTCAAACAATTCTCTAAAGTCTTTAGTAGTGTACTCCTCTAATGGTTTATCATCATCAAATCCAAATAGTGTACCTTCCTCAATCATTTTAGAAGCTAAGTCATATAACCCAGACTTGTCAACTTTTGGTCTACCTTTATTACCAGCATCCTCTTCTTGACTAATTAAGTTATCCAATTCAGCAATTGTCTCTTCAACTTCTTCTTTAGTAATAGTTTCTTCAGGTGTTACTTGTTTACTAGTTACTCCTGTTTTGCTATCTAAAAAGTCAAAATCAGTTTTTTCTTCTTTAGTAAAAAGGGTTTTTTTCTCCTCTTCCTCTTCTGGTAGCATCACGTTATCCGCACCAGGCATTCCAAATAACTCATCTAAGTTCACATCTACTTGTGATACTGTAGTGTTATCTTGTGTTGTTTGCTCATCAGTATTCATATGTTGGTCTTTATGTTACTATTAATAATATAATTATTTTTTTACAAATAAACTTCTAAAATTTAAAATACACTATTTTTACAATTTGATTTTTTGCACTATATAGCTAAACCTTATTTCTTATTTTCTGACTTATTCTTTGAATCATACTTATTCTTATTTTCTCTAGCTACTTGTAGTTGTTTATCAGCTATTTCTTTCTGTGTCATAAGCTTTTCTCTTTCAAGTTGATTCTTCTGATTATCTACTGACATACGGTTAGACTCTTTCTGTCTTTCAAGACTCATCTGACTTGTAAACTGTTCAGTCTTTTGTATATCTCTCATAGTATCAGTAAAGTCTGACATTTGATTTTGATTAATATCTTGAGTAGCACCAAATCCAGCAGCTCTAATTTCAGCAACAAGTATATCTCTTTGTCTGTTTTTCTCTTCTCTTAACTCTAAACTATCAGCTTTAAGTTTTTCTTCTTGTGCTTTAGCTTGTAATGCTTGCTCTTGCATTTGTTGTTGATGTTGCATTTCTGCATCTTTCTGAGCTTTAATCTTAGCTTCTGAGTTTTTAAGTACAGAGTTTAATTCAGAAATACTTTCAGATTGCATTAACTTACCTAAGTCATAGATAGATGCTCCAGTAGTATTATTATTAATTGCCATGTTTTTCAACTGTTCTAATACAGCTCTGTAATTAGCTTTAGTTGTAGCAAAGATATTTAAATCTCTCATTAACAAATCTGTACCATTAATCTGGAAGTTTACTTTCTCCTCTGCTGCAGTAACATATGTTAATCTTGCAGAAGGTTTAGTAGAATGATAGAATTGAGCTAAGTCAGTTCTCATCTGGTGTACTCTTGGCATTAAGTAATCTGAGTGTTGAATAAAGTACATTTCAGTTTGTGCATAAGAAGCACCTACTGCTTGCTCAACTCCTGTTGCAGTTTGTTGAGAAAGTTGTTGTCCCATTCTTTGTGGATTAATACCTATTACTTCATATGCTTGTTGTTTAAAGTATCCTGCTAATTGGATTCTTGACATTAACCTACTAGTTTGTTCAAGGTCTAATTTTTGAAAATGCTGAAAGTTTAATGCATTCTCTGTATTAGTAATAGATGTATCTAATGGTAACATCTGGAAGTTTTTCATTGCAACATAAGCTTTAGCTAAGTTGTTTTTACCCCAGTCTTCACCCATTGAGTGTCTTGGTAATGCATTCTGGTCAAGTAAGATTACTGTACCTAATTCATCTACTAAGATATCTGCTATCTGATTATTTACAATGTTGTAACCAATTTGGAATGGTTTCATTAAATCTATTAAAGCAGTAGACTTAGTATTTCTATCTGAGAACACTGCACCTTCCACAGGTAACTTACATCCATATATAGAATTATCACCTTTAAATTGGAATCTTAATGGAGCAATGTTTTGTTTATCAACTCCAATATATAAAGGAGTAAAACCACCTGGGTTATTCATACCCCAGAATGATGGAATATTAGGTCCTATTTTTACACCACCCCATACTTCATTAATCCAGATCCAGTCAATGTGTTCTCCATATACTAGATTATCTTTAGTTTTATTTTTAAATAACTTAGTATCATATATAGGATTATCAGTTACTTTATAATCTTCTGTAACAATTTCAGTGATAACTTCACCAGAGTCTGTAACTTTAGTTAAGTGCCCTACCTTTCTTTGAGACTTCCAATATGCTGTAGTTACTCTTAATAAGTATGCTGTACCTTGATCATAGTAATCTTCACCTTCTCTAAGTATGTAGTTAACTATATCACCTCCATTAAAGATACTGTTTGCTGCTGCAGTTGAGTATTGTCTAAATCCTAATGATGGCATATTAGTATTCCATTCATGAGACTTAGTAGCGTCATAGAAAGATCCGTCATTCTGAGTACCACCAATATTATATCCCGCAGACCTAATTGGATAAATAGCTTCAAGTGATGCCATCTGATCTTCATTCATCAAGTATCCATACTTATCAATAACATCAGCTACAGTTAACATATCTGTTTTACCTACCCAGTTTGATTGAGATATATATCTTGCATCAGGAGACTTATGATAAAATGTAAGTACAGGATTCCATAACTCAACATCATAATCATCTTCCATCATACGCATATGCCAGAACTCTCTATCTGTAATAAGCATATCTCTGAAACCTCTTTCTTCTAACTCATCCATTCTAAATCTTTCAACATCTACTTCATGTTGGTGAGTAGCCCATTGTTCTACCATAGATCTGTAGTCTTTTTTAAAGAATGACTCAATCTCAGGTAATGATTTAATTTTATCTGGTGATAATTGTTGTTGTGCTTCTTCAGATTGTGGATCCAGACCTTGTTCAATTAATGCAGATATAATCTTCATCTGTGCATCTTGCATTAATACGTCCTCCACCATTTGTCTTTTTTGCTCCATCATTTCATTGTAGGAACCTTCATCAACTGCACGGTATGATAACTTACTAGATCTTTTAGCAAACTCAGCTACTAATACATTTATAACATTAGGGATAATTGGATAAAACTTTAACTCAAGCGCGGAAGCATCTTCTTTAGTAAGTGTCTCAATAATATCTCTGTAGTCATTGTCTTCTTCAATGATGTAATCAGATTTATCAATAACACCTTTAGCTAATTTATAATTCTTCATTAACCTACGTGCATTTCTTTTAATCTGTTTAAGTCCATTCCACTCTAACCAGTCAAGATTCCATGCAGCCCACTTGTCATCCTTTTCCTTTTTAGGGATAAACTGTAAAGGTTGTGTGATACTACCTAATCTATTATGTTCAGTTTTAGCTCCTTTTTTGAGCTGAAGAGCATTATATACTTGCATACTTTTTTATTTTAAATTTTTAAAAGGTGATCTGTTTAACTTTTGATTTGGACCAAGACCACTTCTACCCATATGTCTAAAAGGACTACTATTTAATTTATACAAATTTTCAGACTTTTGCAAGTTTTTACTTGCTTCATCCATTACTACTCTTTTGGTATAACCTATGTTAGCTTGTTGTATTTTAATAAAAGAAACAAGTGCAGCAAAGGACACCAACCTATCCACGTTGACACCATCCTGGTAAGCTTGCATTTCTTTTAACAACATAATATCTGGTATTCTTTCTACACCATAATGTATCTTTACTGTAGTACCATCATCTTTCTGTATATGATCTATTTCTTCAGTAAGATATTCAATAGTATAACTGATCATGTGATTCTTAAATAATGTGCCCGTATTTCTCCAACCATATTCTTGAAATACATTAGCATTAGCACCTACATCTTTTAAGAATACAATCTGGTTTCTAGGTACAAGATATCTTTGTTTCTTTCTGTTAATCATATGGTTAATAAATTGAGAAATATTATTCTCAACTATTGTCCAGGCGTTGTACCATTCTATAATTAACTCCAGTCTCTCATGTGTTTTATTGATATCATCAAACCTACCACACCATGCAGCTACTATTTTATCTCTTTCTAAATATGTTTCTGCTTCACCGTTAGTTATCTTAGTAACTTCTATAGGTGCTTTTACTACATATATAGAACATAATGATTCAGATGTAGTAGTTTTACCTTCTGCCACGGGGTCAATACTAGCATAATACATACCAAATGACGGATCTGCAACGGGTCTTTCCCATACTACTAATGTACCAGTTTTATCTTCTGTCTTCTTAGATATAGGGAATTCAGCAATAGGTAACTTATTAGTAGATGCTACTTTTACTTTACCTGTATCATCTCTAGATATATCTAAATACTCTGATGAGTATTCTTTCTCTTCAATTCTCTTTATCTGAGCATTAACAAGATGTGGTGGAAACTTAGATGCTTTTCTAAATGCAAATGCTTCTTCTATATTTCTTGGATGCTGTGATACCTCAAGTTGATAATCTTTAGCTTCTTTGTTTCTTTTAATTTCAGCAAAGAATTCATCAAGAGCAATTAATGCTTCTTCTACTAGACTATTACCATAGTCATCTATGTATGGTGGCATTGACCATTGTTCAGGTATAAATAAACCTGACTTACCTATTGTACCTTCTTTATCAATAAGATTAGTTTCTACTGCGTATATATCATTACTTAATGGATCCAGAATCATTTTCTTTAGTGGTTCACACTGATCCAAATCCCCTACTGATCCTGCAGCAATAAATAATCCTGTAGTAATCATACCTGATTTAAGTGCTGGTTTGATATAACCAAATGTTGTATCCATCTTTGGAGCAATTCCTGCCTCCTCATGGAAGAAGTATTTAACCGGACCCCCTACACCATTTGTTGGATCTTTCTCAAAAGACATACCTTGCATAGTACCTTTTAAACCTGCTTCAGTTTTTCTGTCTCCTTTTCTGACCTCAATCTTTTGTTGCCACATCATTACTTTATCTGGTGACATTGGTCTATACCATGCTGTATGTTCATTCAAGAATGCTGCATACTCTGATAAGAATTTCCATGTACCTTTCTCATTAATGTAATCTTTAAGTGATGCTCCCATCTTTAAAGTTACACCGGCCTCAAACCATAACTGATTAATAAGTTTACCTGCATGAAAGTATGATGATGCTATCTGACGTTTTTTAAGAATAGCTACATGCATGTAGTTTATCTCTGCTAGTATTTCATACAGGGCCATATGATATTGTGCATCCCTGATTTTAGCAAACCCAAAGTTTTGCTCCTCCTTATCAAAGATAGGTAAGAAGTTTAACCACATGTAATAATCTCTAGTAAGGTACCAAGTCTTATTATCATTCTTAACAATTAAACCTAATCTACACTTAGCTTTTTGATCATCCCAGTAGTTAATAAAATCTTTAGATTTAAATGGGGCTACACAATATACTTTGTCTTTATTGAATTTAGTTGACTCAGAATTAAATACCTTATTACTTACTTCATCAAACTCATATTGACCTGGTTCTTTAAATATAGATAATACAAAGTCACCAAAATCTTTTCTGGATTCAAAAGATGTAGTAGTCCAAGTACCATTATCCCAAGTAGGTATATCTGTATATATATTTTCCATGTTACTTGTTTATTGACTCTTTAATAAAAGTATATAATTCATCTGCAATCCACCCTCCTAAATATGCTTGAGGTTCATCATTATCAATATCAAGTTTTATATTTCTACTTTTAAAAATATTATTTACTAGATGTATTATTTCATGCATTAATGTAGATTCTTTAATTACTGAAAATGCTAATATAAACTGATCCTTTTCTTCAACATCAAACACAACTGCATCATAGTCATTTGGATTAAAGTTTAAATTATATTTATCTTTTACATGTGATAACTCACCATATATAAATATAATCTTTCCTCCATAGATAGGTATTTTAATTTCTTTTTCCATATTATTGATCATAAGCCATACCAATTCCACCACGTACTTTACTTGATTGCTCATCCTGTAGATCTTTGTATACACCCTTAAATGAAGCTCTAATCTGATCAAAGTTTTTAGCTGCAGCAATCAATGAATTTATATTTCCATCTCTACCTGCAGTAATACTTGTAGTTTCCATGTATCTAGCTAATCTATCTAACATTGAGGCCATACCTTTATATGCTCTAGATGTTGCAGTACTATACATATCTTCACAGAATCTTAATGCATTCCTAATTGCTTCATCTTCTGTAGAAAAATCTGCTTCTATCTCCTCTATAATAATTTCTTCTTTATCTATCTCAGGAGTATGAAAGAATGGATTAGAATCTGGATTAGGACATGTCATATAGAATAAGTACTGATATATCTTAAGATAGTTATCAGGATACTTTTCCATTATGTTTTTAAGAGTACGTAGAGTATAACAGTGTTCTGTTGGTACTACTACTCCATTCTGTATGTCAAATAGTTTAGTATACATATTATAAGCTTTTTAAAATTGCTATTACTTCTTCTTTTAAATATGGAATCTCCATAGGTATTACCTGTTTGATTACAGGATCACCTTGATCATCATATTTAGTAATTGGGTACCCATATTCATCTTCACCTTCTAATTCAAATGTAACATGATGTATAAACATTTTTCCTGGCTTTAATCTAGGATTATGTTTAAGCATAATGTACATATAGATACTTAATTGAAGTGCATAGTGGTTAAAATTACAATCATCCAAATGTGATACAGGATCCTGTAATTTATCACTTATACCATCCCAATCCTTATATGATTCAACATCAATCTTCTTATTAGTCTTGTAATCTATGATGTTTATTTTATCATTAACTACTTCAACTAAATCTGACTGACCACAAATGCCCGCAGATTTTAAATATACCATATGTTCTGGATATACACCTGGTTCTAATTTTTGTGATGGTGCATATTTTAAGTTATCTATTTCAGGTACAGGAGGTACAATAGGAATAATAACACCATCTACTTCCAATGAAGATAGACTGCATAGATCAGCCTCTCTTTGATTATGATAATATGTACCTAATGTAGTAGCTCTTAGTGCTTCATCATCCCATATCTTAATGATATCTTCTGGTTTAATACCATACCATTTAGATTTTTTATTTTTAGAAACTTTTTTAGCTACACCTTCTTTATCAAAATGTTTCTTAAGTTTTGATATCAGACTTGTTACACTAGTCCACTTGATTTGCTCTTCACCTTCAATGCTAGTGTAACTATGATCATCTGCTTTAAATACTATACTCATTTTCCTAATTGCTCTAGTGCTAATAATGCTACTTCAAAGTTATCTCTATCTTTTGAGTTTAACATATTAGTTATGTTACTTAATTCTTCTTCTGTTATCTTACCTTTATCTTTTAAAAACTTTGCATAATCAACACTATTGTTTACAGCAAATGCATGACTAATCATATCCATACCTTTAATACCAGTATAAATATGTATTTCTCTTTCTGGTACACCTGTTATATTAGTCATGCTGTCTCAAGATTATCAATTATTTCTTTAGCTAATATTACAGATGCTTCATCATTTGATTCCAACATAGCTTTTAAATTAGCACATTCTTCTTTAGTCATTTTATTTTCAAGCTCTATAATACGTATACTTTG